TTTCAGTGTGCTGTTGATTGGTTCTGGCGCGGGCGAGATCAACAACAGACGTGTATTTTCCGGTTTCCTTGCGTTCACCTTCGCGACGTTTTTTCCAGATGCGCATCTCTGCCTGAATTTCGGGCCATTTGGCACCAGGCTTACATTTATGCTTAACCCACCCGATGGCATGCAGCTTAAGCTCCGGATACATGGCGTTAACTTCTGGCATTTTCATCAACGCTTCAACGATATGTCCGTCGAATGTTGCCATGTCTTCCTGCAACAATTCCTGTGCGCTAATAACCATATCAACGGTGATGTTTTCACATGTGTCGAACTTAACCATGACAGCGTTCTGTACTTCAGGGGCCAGCTTGTCAAAAGTGACGTTCATCGGATCTGATTCAGTCTCAACCGGAACAAAGGAAGCAGACTCCTCATCCCAGCGGTTTTCCTGCATATATTCAGCATCCCATGAATCGAGGGCAGGGCGGGGTATGCCAGGTTTATCCTCGCAGATAATAAATTTATAAGCGCAGTCCTGAGCAGCCGGATAATGTTCCAGGAATTGCCAGTGAAATTTTGCTCGAGCACGGCGTTCGTCGCCAGCTTCAATAGCTGTGGCTACAGCCACAGCGCCTTCTTCCCTTGTTGCCAGTTCGTCAGGAATGGCGGCGCAAATAAAGACTTTACTCATTTTGTTTTAACCTCATGACAGATTTAAGGATGAACAAATCCCTGCCATTGCTGGCATATAAGAATGAAACCGGATATTTATTACGGAACTGTTTTAAAGACCTGCCGGGATTTCGATATTATCCTGGTGAATAACTTTATCTACCGGGTAACAGTTACCGGGAATTTTCTGTTCGGTTGCTGCAGTCATACACTCCTGCATTGTCCTGTGAACACTGACTGCAATATCAACTGGCTCTCCGGAAACAAGAAAAACTGTCAGAACAAGTGCAAATGCTGTATTCATTGCCAGCATCCTTTTTGTATCGGACGTAAACGGGCCAACATTGAAAGAATGCATATTTTATTTAATAGCTCCCGTTCGTGTTTTCTCTTGTTAATGGCATCTTCAGTAAATACAGGGTTACTGATAGTGACACCAATTTCAAAACAACCTTCAGACGTATTAACGTTTGGTAATAACGTTTTCATTATCGCGCCCTCAACAATGAGTTTTGTGATGCGGTGCCTGGTGCCTCCAGGTGACGTTAACCAGTTAACAACTAACGCCGGATACAGAGAATCCAACCATAACACTGTTTTTGGTTTTAACTGTTCCGCGTGCGCTTAGCCGCATTCACCGCATCACAAAATTCACTTTAAAAAGGGCGGCAGAGCAGTCACGGAGTAAAACTGATACCGCCAAACGTCACCAGAAAATTGATAACAGAGGGCGTTGCAGCGGGGTTGTCACTTAAGCGTATGGTCAACCTGACAACCCGGTGTCCTCAACGGGGGAAGGAATAACCCCGCCATACTTACCGCCGCGCCATTTCGCGGATTGCCACAACCAGAAGCGCACGGTCGAAGAAATTTAACGACAAGACTTATATGCAAAGGGATCTCGCCGTGCGCTTTCGTGTTATGCCCTGACTTTTCAGGGTAAATTAACCTGTGGAAACCTGTTTTTACTGGCGCTAATCAGTTAGCGTTTCTGGCTAACCAGCGATGCGCGGCAGCTTCGGTTTTAAACGTTTTACTTTTGGTATACGTCATCGCGGTAAACGTGCCGTCCTGATTGGGAAACACGCCACATACCAGAGATTCGTTGTTGCCAAGCTCGATAGTATCCATGCTGACCTCATTTCCCCTTAACGCTGGGGTAGCGGAACTAAAAACCTGCTGCGCTGTTATACAAAGTGTTCCCGCCGTCATGTTCATACGCCTCGGGCTGGCTACTTAATCCCTGACCACTGCCGGGTAACTCTAGGTATTGCCCTGTATTGTGTGGGACGGGATGGGTTGGTATGGGAAAACTATAGGAAATGCCTAATTGCTTGTCAATAGGCTATGCCTAATGATTTGGGTGCGACCTAATAGGTGATGGTTTGTGGGAGAGGTAGTAGGAGTTAACTAACGGGAACTAGGAATTTCCCGTCGGACCATATAAGTTTAAGTTCCTGTCTTGGTGATGTTCTGGCTTTTCCGTTTTGATTCTTGATTTTTCAGATAGTTAGCTACCTTCATTTCCATTGCGGCAATGTAGGCGCGAACGTCATGATCAACCCAACTAGGCTCCGTAGCATTTCCAGATAAGAGGAAAGCCACAATTGCTCTTTTTTCATCAGAGGCGGCTTGATAAAGGCTGTTTATGTCTAAAAGTTCACTTTTTGTATCTGAAGTGGATGGGGTTGGTATGGGGTATTCGTTAAGCCCCCAATGCTCTGGACCAACCACATCAGAAAAGAAACGCCATAGTTCTGGAAGTTTGTCTTTACTTATCGAACCTTTCTTAATCCAGTCATGGATTGATGGTGGTTGGACTTTGAAATGACGTGCGATTTCCGCCTTTGATTTGACGGCTCCTGATGCAATTTTTTTGTTAATGGCCTGCTCTATCGCTCGGCCTAAGTCTTTACCACTAAGCATTGCTTAATAGTCTCCTATGCGCATCGCGTTAGGCAATCCCTACTCTCGAAGCGTTAGGCATAGCCTATTGACAATCGCATTAGGCTAAGCCTAATATTATTGTGTGTTTTTTGGAGTTCATTCGATGAAAAAAGATAACTATTCATTCAAACGAGCTTGTGCTGTTGTCGGTGGGCAATCAGCAATGGCTAGGCTTTTAGGTGTATCTCCTCCAAGCGTAAATCAATGGATCAAAGGTGTACGTCAGTTGCCTGCTGAGAGATGTCCTGCGATTGAACGAGCAACAAAAGGTGGTGTCCTGTGTGAAGAACTTCGTCCTGATGTTGATTGGACATACTTACGACGCTCGTCATGTTATTCGCAGAATATGTCGATGAAGCAACCAAATGACGAAAACGATCATACCCGAAGCATCAAGAGGCAAATGATTCATGAAAATCAAACATGAGCACATCCGCATGGCGATGAATGCCTGGGCATATCCTGATGGTGAGAAAGTTCCGGCAGCTGGAATAACCCAGGCTTATTTTGAGTTGGGTATGACGTTCCCAGAACTGTATGACGACAGCCATCCGGAAGCCCTGGCTCGCAATACCCAGAAAATTTTCCGCTGGGTAGAGAAAGACACCCCTGATGCAGTTGAAAAAATTCAGGCGTTGTTACCAGCGATCGAAAAGGCAATGCCACCTTTGCTGGTGGCCAGAATGCGCAGCCACAGTTCAGCTTATTTTCGGGAGCTGGTGGAGACGCGGGAGCGACTGGTGAGAGACGCTGATGATTTTGTCGCAGTGGCAATCGCCGGTTTCAATCAGATGAACCGTGGTGGCCCGGCAGGAAATGCTGTGGCAGTGCATTGAGTGATAATAGCCATATCGAATCGCTTCCGGCAACTCGTGAGTAAAAAGATTCGGTATCAGAAGAGGTGAGTATGGCTAACGCCTGGCTCAGATTATGGCATGACATGCCAAATGACCCTAAGTGGCGAACAATTGCCAGGGTGTCAGGGCAGCCAATTGCAACAGTGATGGCAGTGTATATCCACCTCCTGGTGAGCGCGTCACGAAATGTCACGCGAGGTCACATTGATGTCACGACAGAAGATTTGGCAAGTGCGCTCGACGTGACAGAAGAGGTAATTGATTCAATTTTGCAGACGATGCAGGGGCGGGTACTTGATGGTGATTTAATCACTGGATGGGAAAAACGCCAGGTGCTTAAAGAGGACAACGGCAATATTTCGCAAACCGCAAAATCTCCTGCAGAGCGCAAGAGGGCGCAGCGAGAGAGGGAAAGAAAGCGGGAACAAAATGGCGATTGTCACGGCGCGTCACGAAATGTCACGCACATGTCACGACGAGTCACGACAGATAAAGATACAGATAAAGATACAGATCAAGAAGATCAAAACACTATGGTCCATGGCGTAAAAAACGCCACGAACCAGGCAGGGGATGTTCAGACCGTCAACCCTGGTCAGCCAGCAGGCACGACACCGGAAGCCGATTCAGCGTATGCGCTGAAAGCCGATTCGGGCGCTGTGCAGCAGGTGATGACCGCAAGGCCGGAGCAATCACACCAACTGCAGCAGCCCGAAGCCGATTCCGCCATTCAGCGGGAAGCCGATCGGGTAGTCCCGGAAAACACCGGGCAGTCTGTGGGACGAGTGGATTATCCGGATGTGTTCGAACAGGTCTGGCGGGAATACCCGTTGCGTGCTGGGGCAAACCCGAAGAAATCCGCTTTCAGTGCCTGGAAGGCCAGATTACGCGAGGGGGTGCCACCAGAGGCCATACTGGATGGTGTGAGGCGTTACGCAAGATACCTGGCGGCTACCGGGAAAACGGGAACGGAATTTGTTCAGCGAGCGACGACGTTTTTTGGGCCGGACCGGAATTTTGAAAACCCCTGGTTGCTCCCGGTAAGCGGCACGAACAACCAGCGTTGTGTGAATCATATTTCTGAACCGGATACCGAAATTCCGCCGGGATTCAGGGGGTGATGTGGCATGAAAAACATTGCGGCAGCCGGGGTTCTTGAACGTATTCGCAGACTTGCACCACAGGCGTCGGTTCCACCGTACCGGACGGTGGAGGAGTGGCGGGAATGGCAACTTGTTGAAGGACGAAAACGCAGCGAGGAGATTAACCGCCAGAATCACCAGTTGCGGGTGGAAAAAATCCTGAATCGTTCGGGCATCCAGCCTCTGCACAGCAAATGCTCGTTTGCGAATTATCAGGTGCAGAACGACGGGCAAAAATACGCGCTGAGCCAGGCCAAATCCATAGCTGACGAACTGATGACCGGGTGCACGAATTTTGTGTTCAGCGGTAAAACCGGCACCGGGAAAAATCACCTTGCAGCGGCGATGGGTAACCGGCTGATGGCGAAGGGGCGCAGCGTGATTATCGTCACCGTGTCTGATGTCATGAGCGTGTTGCATGACAGCTACGACAACGGCAAATCCGGGGAAAAATTTTTACAGGAGCTTTGCAGTGTTGATTTGCTGGTCCTGGATGAAATAGGCGTTCAGCGGGAGACGAAAAACGAGCAGGTGGTATTACACCAGATAATTGATCGCCGGACAGCATCACTGTGCAGTGTCGGGATGTTAACAAACCTGAATCATGCCGCAATGAGTACACTTCTTGGTGAGAGGATTATGGACCGCATGACCATGAACGGTGGTCGATGGGTGACGTTTAACTGGGATAGCTGGCGTCCAAATGTCAGCAATATGAGGGTTGTGAAGTAATTTTGTCCGGAGGAAATTTTAATGGAAACCGTATCTGACGCACTGAAAGCACTGAAAAAAGCCTCTTCACATGTGGTGGCAGCTCGCCTTGGAATCAGTCGTGAAGAGGCTGTCAACGAGCTGTGGGAACTCAAAAGAAATGGCGTCGTTGATAAAACTGGTCACACCTGGTTTCTGGCT